CTCTTAGTGGTTCGAATTCGATTAGATGATTACCAACAAGAGTATTTAAACCAAATTTACGTTTATAATGTTCAATACAATCTAGTACATGACCTTCTGAAATCTCAAAAAAATTAGCAAGCTCATACAAATTGTGTACACCTTGCTTAAACGCTTCAACTATACATGACAGGGGCATAGATGTTTCGTACGAATAGCGTCTTGCGTAATTTTCAAATTTTCGGTTGTTGAATTGTGACTGATCTAAGATGTTACCGTATGTAATTTTGTGATGCGCTAGTTCTTCTAACAAAGTTTCATACTTCTTAGCATTCGACATATTACTTTTAATATAAATTTTACCTTCGTAATACAATCCACTTTGATAACTAGGAAAGTCTGACCTTTCTTCAACATCAATATTTTCTGAAATAATTAATTCTTCATATCTTCCCATCAAATCACCCTTTGTTGCAAATGTTATCTGTTTTTACGTCTTTTAATTATTTCGATGAATTGCATTACTTCATCCATTTCTTCTTCAGTTAAGTCTTCTTTGTCAAAATGAGCGGCAATTGTTTCTTGTTGTAAACTTTTGTCTTCTGTGATGTCAGAGGGCATAACGCCAAAATAATCTGCAAGTAATTCGATTTTGTCTCTTCTTGGATATTTAACTGCATTTATCCAACTACTTACCGTTGATTCTTTTAAATCTAAATCTTTAGCCATATCCGTTTGCGTTTTACCTTTACGCTCTAAAAGATTTTTTAAATTTTTTGAAAGAATTTCTTTAGCCATATGGTTGCCTCTCTTCTTATTTAAGTGTTGTCTAAATTGTACTAAAAAGTTTACAAAAAGTAAAGTTATATTTCAAAAAAGTTTACTTAATGTGTTGACACTTTACTTTTAGTGTAGTAAATTAGGTACATACCTTACAGGGAGGTGACAACATGACAGACACGATTCAAACCTTTTCTCTGAAGGGCGCAAGAAACGAATTTGACTACACACAAGAGCAAATAGCTGATAAACTAGGCGTTTCAAGAGCGCAATATATTGCATGGGAAAAAGGAGATGTAGTGCCTAAAAGTATGGTTGTTTATGCTTTGGCTTACATCTATGGTATTAATGCTGACTTATTAAGGGTTAGCAAAAAAATTTAACATCAACTTCACTTTTAGTGTAGTTTGAAGGAGGATGAACAATGCAACTATTACAGGAAGTCAAAATCGAAAACAACAAGGAATTAGGAGCAGTTGTTTCTAGCCGAGTTGTAGCAAATGAATTAGGTAGAAGACATGACAATGTTAAGAGAGATTTAGAACAAATTTTAATGTCCTCAAAAGTGAGTACATTAATTATCGATAGTAATTACAAAGATTCAAGAGGTAGAAATCAAAAAGAATACCTTCTAACAAAAGATGGTTTTACTCTCTATATGTTTAATATCCAAGGTCACAACGAATTCAAAATGGCGTACATCAACAAATTTAACGAAATGGAAAGACAAATTAAACAGCCTACCGCAAGTTACATGATAGACGACCCAGTCAAACGCGCTGAACTTTGGATTGAAGAACAAAAAGAAAAACAGGCATTACAACTAGAAAACAACATGCAAAAACAAAAGATTGCTGAATACGAACCGAAAGCATCTTATTTAGACACTATTTTAAATAACAAGAGTTTAGTTACAGTCGGACAAATTGCAAAAGATTATGGTATGTCAGCTCAAGCGCTAAACAAGTTATTACACGATTTAAGGGTTCAGTATAAACAATCAGGACAATGGTTACTTTATTCAAATTTACACGACAAAGGTTACACACATTCTTCTACAACGGAGATTGAACATAAAGACGGTAGCACATCGGTTCGTATGAACACTAAGTGGACGCAAAAAGGTAGATTGTTCATTTACGACTTACTAAAAGACAACGACATCCTACCCACAATCGAACAACCAAATTAAGGAGGACATTATGAACGAAGAGCATAAAAAGGAATTAATGTCGATATTAAATGACAAAAATCATCATTTAACAAAAGCCAAACTATTATTACTCGCTTTAAGAAGAGGGAGTGCAGATTACAATCGTTCAGTCGGCTATTTAATTAAGGCTTTAAATGAAAATAACCGACCAAAAGAAGATTTTAAGACACAATCGATATTACCAACGCTGTTATCGATACTAGCAACGATAATGTCGATAGTAGCAGTGGTATTGCAAATTTTAAATTAAAGTTTTCGAAGAATTCTCTACCTTCATCAGAGATATAGACGTAATCGTCATGAATAGGAAAATAGCCCTCAAAATCCACAATTTTTTGATAGATGTAATTTTTGTTTAATAAACGATCAATAGCTTTATTATCCTTGTGTTTTAACCGGCCTTTAAGGTAAAGCGAAAACAAGTAGCAGTACATTTTTAAACTCACACTTTCCACCTCCTTTCATAAGGAGATAAGAAAAGTATAGCACAACTAAATATAAATAGGAGGAACACAAAATGGAATTCATCGGCTTTGCAGATGCAAAGGAATTTATCAAGGTTTCGGGGATTTCTCGAAATGATCTCGAGAAACACGTTTATAGCAACAAAGAATTTCAACAAGAATGCATGTACCGCTTTGGGAAAGGCAACAAACGATACATCGAAGTGAAACCTGCATTGAGATTCATTAGAGAGAATATTTTAAAAAAGGAGACGGAGCTATGGTGAACAAAGTAATAGCAATAATCATTGCGATGATGACCACATTTGTTGTGACGACGCCCTTCGCATTCGAAGCGTACTTCACAACAACGGTTTTTGTATCAATAAGTAGTGTAGTTACTAGTTACTACGTAGCTAAATATGTAATCAACATATTAAAAAAGACTGAATGCTAGGTGCAGCTAGCAAACAGTCGGGAATAGGAGTTTTTGCACAAAATTCCGATTCCATTCTACCAAAAATGGAGGAAAATGCAAATGTTAAAAGAAAAAAGAATGACTATCGAGCAAATGCTAAGAATCCAACGTGAACTCGATAGATGTCGAGCTTATTCCGATAACGTATGCACAGTAGAAGGAATAAATTATGACAGTGGCACTAGAGGAATTGCATTTAATCACGTTGGTTTTAGATACCCAAATAAAATTAAATCAATTTACATTTATGACTGGGAAGAACCAGAGGTTATAGAGGAGAAAGTAAACAAGATCAAAGATGTCATCGCAGGGGAGGCTTTAATCGAATGAATAAAGTAGTCACTTACTTCTATAAACACAAAGATTTAGATATTTATGTAACGAACCGCCCTACAGACGCAAACCCTAACATCAAGTACTCAACAGATAAACGTGATGCACGTAAATTCGATGGAATGGAAAATGTGCTAATCGATACAGCAACACATGATGTTTATAAACACACACACACTGAAACTGATGAAATTGAAAGGGTGGAATTATGAACAAATCTGAATCAGTTGTTGAAATTAACAAAGCTATGGTTGCTTTTCGAAAAGAAGTTAAACAGCCACTCAAAGATAAAAATAATCCTTTCTTCAAATCAAAATATGTACCTCTTGAGAACGTTGTAGAAGCTATTGACGAGGCTGCAACACCTCATGGCTTGTCTTATACACAATGGGCATTAAACGACGGTGAGGGGCGTGTAGGAGTCGCTACAATGCTCATGCATGAAAGTGGCGAATACATTGAATACGACCCCGTTTTTATGAATGCAGAAAAGAATACGCCACAAGGTGCAGGGTCATTAATTAGTTACCTTAAACGTTACTCATTATCTGCAATATTCGGCATTACAAGTGATCAAGATGATGACGGTAATGCGGCAAGCGGAAAGCAAAGTAAATCAGAACCTAAAGCGAGTGGTAAGACTGTAGGTGCATTAAAGCAAGAAGTGCTTAACTTTGTAGAACTAATGAAGTCACTAAATAAAGATGTAACACAACAACAAGCAGAAAAGACATTTGGCATTCAAAACTACACTGCTATGACTGAACAACAAGCAGTAAACACAATCAACAAAATTCAAACTATGGCGAAAAAATATAAGGAGAATGAATAATGCTTAACAGAGTTGTATTAGTAGGACGATTAACAAAAGACCCTGAATTCAGAACGACGCCATCAGGCGTAGAAGTAACAACATTCACACTTGCGGTAAATCGCAATTTCAAAAGTAAAGATGGAGAACAACAAGCTGACTTTATTAATTGCGTTGTATTCCGCAAGCAAGCTGAAAACGTCAAAAACTTTCTAAGTAAAGGTAGCTTAGCAGGTGTTGATGGACGTATGCAATCACGCAGTTACGAAAATAAAGAAGGTCAACGTGTTTATGTAACTGAAGTTGTTTGCGACAACGTACAATTTTTAGAACCTAAAAATAATGGTCAATCGAACAGTCAACCTAAACAACAACAAGGGCAAGTGCAAGATAATCCTTTTGATAACGCTAGTATCGATGACGACGATTTACCTTTCTAGGACGTGATTAGATGCCTTTAATTACAAATTACATCACTCAAGATGACGGCACGACAACTGTCGTTATCTCGGGTGTTGAATTAGGTGATAAGGAAACGCTGCTACTCGATAACGGATTCGATGTAGAAGTTGATGTTAACGTCTTAGATCCGTTCCAAATCACTGACAAACAACGCCGTAAGATATTTGCCTTAGTCAAAGATATAGAAGAGCATACGGGCCAACCTATGGACTATATGAGGCATATATTCATTGAGTATGTGAGAACCTACTACGGCTATGATGAACGTATTTCGTTAAGCAACTGTACACGTACACAAGCAAATCAAGTAATAGAAGTGGTTCTTGATTGGGTGTTTCACAATGACGTACCACTCAATTATAAAACAAGTGATTTACTAAAGCAGGACAAATCATTCCTCTACTGGTCAACAGTAAATCGTAACTGCATTATATGCGGTAAACCTCATTCAGATTTAGCACATAGGTATGCAGTAGGACGAGGGCGTGACAGAACTAAGATAAATCATTACGGCAATCAAGTATTAGCTTTATGCCGCGACCACCACACAGAGCAGCACAACATAGGCATGGACAGCTTTAACGACAAGTACCATTTACATGACAGTTGGGTTGATGTGGATGAGCGACTTAATAAAATGTTGAAAGTAAAGAAATAGCACTCCTAATGTCATCTTGGCGGAGAAACTTAGGAGTACTAAAACTATAAAAATCACTCATCGTTTGAAAGTTTCTTGGCTAAAATATCCAAAAGTATAAACACGGACATAAGTAACGCGATAACGGATGTAGAGAAGAAGTAATCAACATACTCATTACTTGAAGTCTTAACTAATACATGACCACCAAGAGCGTAAGCTGAACTTTTAGATAATCCTTTAACAAAATTTATAAAAGGAGTGACGAAATCATGTTCGAAAGAATTATCGAATACTTCATAGCCGTTAGTTTCATCTGTTGTATTTACTGGTTGGGCAAATTTGAAGGGTTTAGGCAAGGTGTTAATCCTGTAACTCTTAATAAGAGTTTGTCTGATCCTGTTATTAACCTTCAAAATTTCATCTCTAGGAAATTGTGTAGATTTTATAAAATCGTTAAGAATTTCATCCGAAAATAAGCGATTCCGAAACTGTTGAAATGTTAGATTTATTTGAATATTCAACTTAAACACGGATGAGTTGTTAAAAATAAAAGGCTTTATAACAGGTCTTGTTTGTTGAAAGACGTTGTTAAAGGTTGTACGAATTTCAAGTGAAGGCTTAAGCGCCATATTAGTTGTTTGTTTTAGATTTGCAGATGTTTGAGTAAGCACTCCTCTTACATCTTTCAATGGATCGATATACATTTTATCACCCCCAATCTGATGCAAAAGCATTCAGAAAAATTATACCAGAAAGGAGAATGTAAATGACTGACCAACCAAGTTACTACTCAATCATTACAGCAAACGTAAGATATGATAACCGACTTACAGACAGTGAAAAGTTATTATTCGCTGAAATCACATCGTTAAGCAATAAATACGGTTACTGCACAGCAAGCAACGGTTACTTTGCGAAATTATATGAAGTTACGAAAGTTACAGTATCACGCCGGATAGCTAATTTAAAAGAATGCGGATATTTACAAGTTGAAATCATTAGAGAAGGTAATGAAATTAAACAAAGAAAAATGTACCCCTTAACAGAAATGATAAGACCTATTAACACAAATGATAATACCCCTATTAACAATTCTGTTAATACCCCTATTATCACAAATGTTAAAGAGAATAATACAAGTATTAATAATATAAATAGAATAGATACATTGTCGGGTAACCCGACATCATATCCTTACAGTGATGTAATTGACTATCTTAACGAAAGAACTGGAAAGCAATATAAATCTACTACTAAAAAGAATCAAACGGTTATACGTGCTAGATCAGATGAAGGATTTAACCTAGACGACTTTAAAAAGGTCATAGATAACAAAGTAGCCGAATGGAAAGGTACGGATATGGAGAAGTACTTACGTCCTGAAACGTTATTTGGCACTAAGTTTGAAGGTTACCTCAACCAACAACAATCAAATGCAGCAGATGAGGATTGGAGAAAGCAATATGAAGGGGTGTTTTAGATGAACCCTTTTGAAAAGTTAGTTAACAAAGCAGGCTTCAGGAATAAAGTCGTAAAACAAGAAATGGGTCTACATTGTGATAAATGCGGTAGGGATTATGACTATTACGAATTTGATAACGGTCAAGTGATTAAAGACGGTTGTGATTGTGACATGATTGCACTTGCCAAACAAAAGACAGAGGATTTTAAAAAAAAGCAACAACGGAATAAGGCGAATGCCATATTCAATAAATCGATTATTAACGATGATCTAGCAGACGCAACATTCGACAATTATATACCAACTAGCCAGTCTTTAGAAAAAGCTAAAGCATTGCTAGAGCGATACGCTACCAACTTTAAGTTAGATAATAAGCAATCGATTCTTTTATACGGTAGCTACGGTACAGGTAAAAGTCATTTATCTATGGCAACTATCAAGCGGGTTAGAGAAAAAGGCTTTTCAGTTTTATACATGAACGTGCCGCAACTCATTACTACTTATAAAAGTACGTATAACAAGAATGCGACGCTAACCGAAAGAGAATTAGACCAAATCATCGATGATGTAGATTTACTTGTACTAGATGATTACGGTACAGCATTAAGTAACTTCGGGATTCAAAAAATGTTCGAAGTAATGGAATCACGCACAGGCAAGCACAACATCATTACTACCAATAACAGTAGTAAAGAATTAATACAAAATAAGGATCTAGCCAAGATATTTAGTCGCATGATGAAGAATACAACACCGATAAACATGAATGGCGAAGATTACAGAATGAGAGGTATTAACTTTTGATTGATAAACAATACATCATTAGACACCTCCATTGTTCAGAGGTATACGCAAATAAGCTCATAGAAAGTGCGCAGGGTAACGAAGAATACTTGTACGACCTATTTATCCAAAAGTATTCAGAACGCAAGAGACGTATGGCTATGACGCTATATGAGGTGGATTAATGAAAGAAACTCGAATAGAAATATTCTACGCAGATGAAAAGAATTTAGATAAACCCATGGGGTCGCCTAGACCCGGATTTAGAAGAACTGGAAGTTTTGTACAAACTTACATGCCAACAACATATTCGCATCACAAAAAGTTTATAGCGGAACAAATGCCAAATCTTCAAAGTGAGAATCAGTTAAAGCTAACTATTGAATTCTACTTTCCGCCACTTAAAAGTTGGTCGAAAAAATTACTATCTACGATGTTAGGAAGTTACAAGAGAACTAAACCTGACTTAGATAATTTACTTAAAACAGTATTAGACGCAGGCAATGAAAAGTTGTGGAAAGACGATAATCAAATAGTTGAAATCAGAACATTCAAAAAATATGCAGAAACTGCACGCACAGTATTAATAATTAATGAAATAGAAGGTGATTAACATGCATACATTAGCATTACATCGTAACAGAGAGAAACCAACACAATCGTCTGTGGATAAATATGACAAGTATCAAATGGAAATGGCGTATCAGAGATACAAAGCTAAGAAGAAAGAGAAGCCGTGGCTTAAAACGGTACCGCAATCGGTTAAACCTAGCAGGGCGTACTATGATTTATGCGACTTTGTAGGCGTGCCTAGAGAAATGCCGAAAATGAAAGTGCGAAAGATATTAGAACCTTTACTTAAATTGCCAGAGATACCTAATGACCGTTCGGCAGTACATGAATATAAAGGGCAAAAAATAACAACGCTTCAACTTGCAGCATTAACAAATACTAGTAAAACCACTATTCGCAAGAGATTAAACAGAGGTTGGTCTATAGAGAAGATTTTAAAAATTGGCGGGGTGATCTAAATGAAACTAAAAATTCGTGATTTAAACATTGACGATAAGGTTTCATTCTATGTGGACGAACAACGCTATGAAGGTGTTGTTACAGAATTAATATATAACTTCAAAGGTAAAGAAATGGCACAGGTAGAGCTAGACAACGCTTGGTATTACAACATTACTGATGGCCATGATTGGGAGGCTATTTATGACTAATAAAGATGTGGTTAATCAACCACCACACTACACATACGGCAACATTGAAGTTATCGATTTTATTGAGCAGGTCACTAAAGACTATCCTGCAGTAATGGCGTTTGCGATTGGCAATGCAATTAAATATATCAGTAGAGCGCAATATAAGAACGGTAAAGAAGATTTAGAAAAGGCACGATGGTATTTAGAACGTGCTTACGAGAATTGGAGTGATAAGTGATGGGTGTACCAATGTATGAATATGTGGTTTACAAAGGGGACGAAGTGATTTGCGCTGGCACTAAGGATGAAGTGGTGAAGAAACTAGGTATAAACAAAAATAACCTTGATTCCATTGCTAATAATAGAACTGAAAAACGCGAAGCAGACGCTTACGAAAGAAACGGCTACAGTAAGCGAATGGTGGCTGTAAAAGTGAGTATTGCTGAATTACAAAAAGAATTGGGGCTGGTGTGATGCACACATTCCACTTATACAATGCAGCCGAAGAAAAAGTAATGATTGTACAGGAAACTTTCGGCGGCTACATCATGGTTGGTTTACCGAAGTCGCACTATAGCCATATCGACGGTTATTATGCTACAGATGAATTTAACTACTTTAAATCAGTGCATAACCTAATGTACGCAGAGGAGTTAGGCAGTCAGATTAGTATATTTGATATTTAATAAGAAAAATAGCCCCGTAAATCGGGACTACAATTCTTTCGTAATTAAAACTTTTACACCGCAATACAAATTATAGACATATGTTAAGAATGCCATAACTAAAAGTATTATTCCTAAAGTAAAGTACAAAGGTATGTTAGATGTACTTTGGCTTAAACCAAAAAAGATAGCAGCCAATGTCATTGAAATCCAAGGAAGAATGTGATAAATAATCGATTTTTTTGCATGTGTGGTTACTGGGTATTTCGTTAAAATCCATACGACTATAGGGAAAAGAATAGGAGCAAAGAACACACTAAAGTAGCATAGAGAAGCTAACAGTTTGTCGGATGAATTTGACATAATGTTTCACCTCCTTGGTTCAAATATTATCTAACAATAATACTAATAACAAATAAAAAGAGGTTTATTAAATGAAAATTTTGAATTTATTAATGAGGAGGACGAGTAAATGGATAAATTACAAATCAAATTATTATCAGAGAATGCAACACTACCAACACGTAATCATTCAACAGATGCAGGGTTTGATATTTATGCAGCAGAAACAATCATACTAGAACCGCAAGCCAAGTCATTGATTACAACGGACATAGCTGTGAATATTCCTAAGGGTTATGTGGGATTACTTACTAGCAGAAGTGGCGTAAGTAGTAAGACGCATCTAGTTGTCGAAACAGGCAAGATTGATGCAGGATTCACAGGAAATATGAAGATTAATATTAAAAACAACACACAGAGCGCAAATTGTTTCACTAGCGATTATGTGATAGGTGTAGACGAATCTCAATTTATACCTTTTGATAATGGCGAATATGAAATGGGAACGTACCAAGTAAACAAAGGCGATAAGTTAGCTCAACTAGTTATTGTACCTATTGTTACACCAGAGTTACAGCAAGTGGAGGAATTTACAAGTGAGTCAGCAAGAGGAGAAAAAGGGTTTGGATCATCAGGATTCTAATAGTAAAGACATATTAAAAAAGGTAAAAGAAATATTAAACAAGGAGTGATCATATGAAATATTTAAGAGTGGTATTACACACGCTGGTAACGATTCTGATTTATGAGGGTGCAAAGGCATTGATGAGTAAAAGGTTAGGTGACGAGTAATGTATATAGCGTTAATTATAATACTGTCACTGTTATCAATAGTACTGCTGATACACAATACAATACTACAAAAGAGAAATGAGTTACTTCACTACTCATTAAGTGTGCTTGTTGGTCATATATTTGATGAGAATGGAGAAGGGTACGTTAAGAAGTTGATGAAGTAGGAGGACGGATATGAATATCAAAAAGAAAAAATATACAAAAGATGACGGATTAGTAGATAAAGCGAATTTTGGTGACACAGAAACGGGCGAACTGGATATTGAAAAGTTTTTAAACAGATTCAAAAAAGGGGACGATAATATGATTAAAAAAGCTATAGAGAAACCAAGGGAAGTAGAATATATTGAGTTTAATGGATATGAGAATTTTGAAGAAGTATGTGAATTTGTTGGTTGTCGCTATACAGGAATATCGCTACAGATTAATAGATATGGTAAAGAAGTAATAGACATTCCTGGCAAGGGGAAAGTTCCAGTTGGTTCTATTTTCTACAGATATTTAGATCCTGAATTTGCACATCTCGAAAACCACGACACCGGAGATTATATCTATGATGTGATGTCAAAAGACAAATTCTTTTGTATATATGGGTAGGAGGTAACGCATGAAGTTAGGCAAAGCAGAAATACCTAAGCTAGAGGAGTTGGATTGATATATGGATAACATATTTAAATTAGATGGTACAAAGAAAGATGATATTAACGTAAAGAATCAAATATATGAACTGAAGTCGCAACTACCAATTATTATTGAGATAGCTAAGATGAAATCAGCCTATCAACGTGAAAGGCTTACGGCTTTAAGGAAAGAAGGTTTTAAAGAAGAACAGGCTTTGGAAATTATAAAGGCAGAACGTACACCTTTTGATCAATAAATTTATGGAGGTAATAAATGTATACGCCAAATGACATACGAGAAATGTTTAAAGATTACAAATGGATGACTAATGAATTAGAGGGGGCAATGCTAATAAAAGCGGATAGCACATCGATAGCTCAATACGGCGAGGAATCTGGTCAACCTAAGCCACAAGGATTAACTACAGACAAGATTTGTAACATAATATTGCAAAAAGAAAAGCAAGATAAGAAGTTAATTAAATGGGCAAGTAAGGTTAAGTTCATCGATGATTGTGAAGATTTATTCACAAAAGATTTAGATATATTTATTTATCGTAAGTTAAAACAAAATTATTCGCATACAATGATTGGAGTAATAAGTGGTAAAGATAAAACGACCATCAGTAATAGGGTGACTAAGATTGTTGAAGTTATGAGTAATGCGTCAAAATCGTCGAATTCGTCAAATTCGTCAAAATAGAAGTTTTTGTAATGATATTATTATATTCATTATAATAACCGTATAGGTTATGTTCTCAAGTGAATGCTATATAACTAAGGCGTTCGGGTTTCCCCTTTCCCCGAGCGCTTTTCCTTGTATATTGATGTGGCATATAAATGTGACATGAGTATATAACTCAAATAAAATAACAAAACATAATCACTAGACACTGTTAACCGCAGTGTCTTTTTATTATGAGGTGAACTATGGAATTAAATAAGTATCAATCCTTAAAGCAACCAACAGACTACAATAAACATCTACTGTCATTAGTATCTGTGGTAGGTCAGTTAGTAGACAACGATGACAACGACACAGTGACTATGTTACTAGGTGATGCGCTAGAACATATTACATGTATGGCATCGCTTAATAATGTAACGCTAGATACAGTGGCAGGACTTAATGTGAATACGTATCAACCTGACTTACACAAGGTTATTAATAAAGGTGATGCAGTTACTTTCAACAAAGACAAGTACATTGTGCATGACATCATTGGTAATCAAGTATTGATTGCGAATCAAACTAAAGATATTGTGGTCGACATCAAAGACATAGGAAGGTGATTGGATGGCAGTAATGAGACGATGCAATCATCCTACCTGCAATACACTTATATCTTTTAATCAGTCATACTGTGATAAGCATAAACCATATATAAATGATAAATATAATGATGTAAGGAGACGGAATGACCCTGAATACTTACGTTTCTATAAGTCTAGGCAGTGGCAGAGAATGCGTGAAATTGTATTGATGGAGAATGATTATATTTGTAGATCATGTGGACGACAAGCACAAATGGTTGACCATATTATCCCGACGAAAGTTGATTGGTCGAAACGGCTGGAAAAAGAAAACTTACAGCCATTGTGTTACAAATGTCACAATCAAAAAACGAAAAGAGAGCAAAAGGAAGTCCCCCACATCAAAGAACGGGGGTAGTGAGGAAAGCGACGAAGAACGAGGCGCACTCTCCTTCTCAAAGATTTCCCTTAATTTTTAATACCAGGTACTAAAACATAATGGAGGTGCTAAAAATGGCAGGTAGACCTCGAAAACTTCTGCATAATTCGAAGAAGAATTACACTAAAGAAGAGATAGTTGAAAAAGAACGCCAAGAAGCGCAATTAAACAAATTTTCAAAAATAGATTCGCATCCACCAGACTTTTTAGATGATATCGCGAAAGAAGAATACCTAAGAATATTGCCATACATGCAAGAATTGCCTATATCAAACTTGGATAAAGCACAACTCTCACAATATTGCAGTTTTTACAGTGATTTTGTAAGAGCAAGTCTGCATTTGGAGGCAACAGGTGGCGTTGTTATTGAAGGAGCGAATGGAGAATCTAAAGTAAATCCTGCTTTTACTGCTAAAGAGAAAGCGGGTACTCGAATGCAACAAGTGGCTAACACGCTAGGATTAACAATCGATAGCCGATTACGCATCGTCGTCCCTGAAGAGAAAGAAGATAATGATCCGTTCAAAGAGTTTGTGAGTGACGATTGATGTTAGATTACACAACAATTTACGCTCAAAGAGTAGTCAAAGGTGAGATTCTTGTAAGTAAGAAGAATTTTAAAGTGGCTGAACGTCATTTGAATGATTTAAAACATCCACCTGAAGGTTGTTACTGGGATGTGGATAAAGCAAATAAGGCGATCAAATTCATCGAGATGTTACCTGACCCTAAAACGAATGAACCTATGCCTTTAATGCTCTTTCAGAAGTTTATCGTAGGGAGTATTTACGGTTGGCGTCGTGATGGTGGCTTTAGGCGGTTTACTAAGTGTTATGTAAGTATGGCACGTAAACAAGGTAAATCGCTAGTGGTATCAGGCATGTCACTGAATGAAGTGTTATTTGGTCAATATCCTAAATATAACCGACAAATATATGTATCATCATCAACTTACAAGCAAGCACAAACAATATTCAAAATGGCTAGTCAACAAATTAAGATGTTACGTTCAAAAAGTGACTATATCCGCAAGTCAAGAGATGTACGCAAAACAGATTTAGCACACATTGACTCAACTAGTGTATTTGAGCCGCTTTCTAACAATCCGGATGCAGTAGATGGTAAAGACCCAACTGTAGCTATATTGGACGAATTGGCAAGCATGCCGGACGATGAAATGTATTCAAGATTTAAAACGGGTATGACGTTGCAGAAGAATCCTCTCACTCTATTAATTTCTACTGCAGGTGACAATTTGAATAGTCAGATGTACCAGGAATATAAATACATCTCTAAAATTTTATCAGGCGAAGTTCAAGCGGATAATTACTTTGTATACTGTGCCGAAATGGATTCAGAAGATGAAGTAAATGACGAGTCACTGTGGATTAAAGCAATGCCGCTTTTAGAGTCTGAGGAACATAGAGACACAATACTGAGAAATATTAAAGCGGATATTCAAGATGAATTAGAAAAAGGTACGTCATTTCATAAGATTTTGATTAAAAACTTTAACCTTTGGCAAGCAAACAAGGAAGATAGCTTAATCAATATTAATGAATGGGAATCAATCGAAGTGAATCGTGATGATTATAGTTTGTACGGCAAAGACGTTTATATCGGTGTCGATTTATCACGACTTGACGACTTAACTTCTGTAGGATTTATATTTCCGACAGATGATGGTGATATGTTAATCGATAGCCATTCGTTTATAGGTTTAAGGACCACGCTCGAACAGAAGTCGAAACGTGACAAGATTAATTATGAGAAATTAATTAATACAGGCGAGGCGGAAGTGACTACATCAGAAAGTGGCATGATTGATTATAAGCGTGTTATTGAGTACATCTTCGACGTTGTGGAAGAGTATCAGTTAAACGTAAAAGCGTTGTGTTATGATCCGTGGAATGCACAATCATTTGTGACCACGCTAGAATCTATGGTGATTGATTGGCCGCTAATTGAAGTTGGGCAAAGTTTCAGAAGCCTTTCACAACCTATTAAGCAATTTCGAGTATGGGTTGCTGAAAAGACGATCAAACATTTTGGTAATAACCTATTAACCATTGCCGTAAATAACGCTGTTTTAATTTACGACGGAGAGGACAACGTTAAGATTAACAAGAAGATGAATCGACAAAAGATTGACCCTATCATCTCTGTCATAACTGCTTTTAGTGAAGCGAGTATGCATGAATTCGAGGTGGATTGGTCATCAATATATGAAAATGAAGAATTCGGATTTTAAAGGAGGTGCGATGATGAAATTAAACAAACTTTTAATACCGTTAAAACTATTGGTTGTTAACATTGTTAGCATCCTTTTTTTATTAGGTTTAATCATAATGAATACCGCAACTTACTTAGCATTTGGAGTTGAGTTAGGACTAGCTAACACAGGCGTTTTCCTAGTGGTTATTGCGTTAATCATTGACAACGAATCACGGGAGAGGAGGTGATTAAGTGGGTATCTTCTTAAGAAACGAAAATAGAGATTTACAGTATAACGAAGATGATCTACAAATGATGGTTCAGACGTTACCTGGTTTTCAGGGTACTAATTTAAGGCAGTATACGCCTATAGATGCCATTAAGCACAGTGACATTTTTACAGCAGTAATGATGATTGCGTCTGATTTAGCACGTATGCCTATTAGATTAAACGTTAACGGCCAGATTGATTATAGCAATAAGATTGTCAATCTACTAAATACAAGACCAAATTCACTGTATAACGGCTATATTTTTAAATTGGTTGTATTTGCCAATGCTTTATTAACATCTCATGGTTACGTTGAAATCACACGTGATAAGTTGGGTAATCCGGTTAGTTTAACTTTTAGAAAAACTTCAGAAGTAGAATTAAAATCTGACCGAATGGGACGTCCTTATTATTCACATGAACGTACTGATGATAACGGTAAGTTTATTAGGCGAGATATTAAATATGAAGATATGTTAGACATTAAATTTTACTCGTTAGATGGGATTCACGGGCTGTCTTTGTTAGATACTTTAAGTAAAACGATTGATTCTGATAACAATGGTAAGGACTTCTTAAACAACTTCTTGCGTAATGGCACGCATGCAGGCGGAATACTTAAAATGAAAGGCGTCTTAAACGATAAAAAAGCAAGAAACCGTGCGAGAGAGGAATTCCACAAAGCATTCAGCGGTACTAAACAAGCCGGTAAAGTGGTTGTGCTTGACGAATCGATGACATTCGACCAGTTAGAAGTCGACACTGAAGTCTTAAAGTTAATTCGTGAGAATAAATCGTCCACACGTGAGATTGCCGGTGTATTTGGTATACCGTTGCATAAATTTGGTATCGAAACAACGAACATGAGCATTACAGACGCAAACTTGGACTATCTTTCAACTTTGAAACCTTACATTACGTGCGTTTGTGCAGAGTTAAATTTCAAATTCAATGACGAATATACGGATAAAGTCTGTGAATTTAAATTTGATACTACTGAAATACGTGTGGTTGATGAAAAGACACAAGCTGAAATCGATAAAATCAATATCGATTCAGGTAAAACAAACATTGATGAAGTGCGTAAACGTGATGGCTTACCGCCAATCCCTGGTGGCTACGGTAGTATTCATCGTGTTGACCTCAACCACGTGAATATTGCGCTTGTTGATGAGTACCAAATGAATAAGTCACGTGTTACTGATAACAAATTGAAAGGTGGTGAGGAAGATGGCAAAGGAAACGAGAATCGGAAATATCACAGAAGTCCGTTCGAATGATGATAATGAAATGGTCATTGAAGGTTACGCTTTGAAATTCGACACATGGTCGGAAAATTTAGGTGGATTCAAAGAAACAATTTCACGTAGTGCTTTAGAGAACACTGATTTGTCTGATGTGCGTTGTTTAGTAGACCATGTGCCATCGCAAATTATCGGCAGAACGAAATCGGGTACATTGGAGCTTGAAACTGATGATGTTGGTTTGAAATACCGTTGTAAATTACCGAATACAACGTTTGCACGTGACTTATATGAGAATATGCGTGTAGGTAACATCAATCAATGTTCGTTCGGGTTTATGCTAGACGAACAAGGCGATGAAATGCGTTTTGACGAAAAAGAAAACATCTATAAACGTACTTTGAAAGCCATTCGTGAGCTTACAGACGTATCAGTAGTTACTTATCCGGCATACAAGGATACTGATGTTAAACCGGCATTGCGCAGCATCGAGAATATTAAAAACGAAGAACGCAAAAAAGCGTTAGAGTTAAAGCTCAAAAAACATTCTATTACAAATAAGCTTGGTGAAGTTGGACACCATTAACAAATACAACCATTGGACGTGCTTAAAAAGCGACGTCTATTTTTTTATGCAAAAATTTAGGAGGAATTCAAATGAATAAAAAGGATATTTTACGTTCCGAAATTTCGGATCTAAAACGTAATGTTGATTTGAAAATCAGATACGCTACACGTGCGTTAAACAATGATGAATTAGAGAAGGCAGAAACTTTGGAGAAAGAAATCGCAGACTTGCGTTCACAAATTCAAGAGAAAGAAGCAGAGTTAAAGAAATTACAAGATAAAGATGATGAACCAGAAAACGCAAAACCACAACCTGTAGTGGTTGAACAAGAGCGTTCTTATCGTCAAGCACCTAACTTGAATGAATTAGGTATTTCAATTCAGGATACTAAAGTGACATCTCAAGAAGTACGTGACTTCACTAATTATTTAGAAACACGCGAAGACATTAAAGGTGGTTCACTTAAAACTGATTCAGGATTTGTAGTTATTCCGGAAGAAATCGTAACTGACATTCTCAAATTAAAAGAGATTGAGTTCAACCTTGATAAATATGTCACTGTTAAGCGTGTAACAAATGGTTCTGGTAAATATCCAGTAGTACGTCAATCAGAGGTCGCAGCGCTTGAAAAGGTAGAAGAATTAGAAGAAAACCCTGAATTAGCGGTTAAGCCATTTTTCCAATTAGCATACGACATCAATACACATCGTGGTTACTTCCGCATTTCTCGTGAAGCAATAGAAGATGCGAAAGTTAACGTGTTACAAGAGTTGAAATTATGGATGGCACGTACGATTGCAGCTACACGAAACAAAGCGATTATTGATGTAATCACTAAAGGTTCAACAGGATCTAAAACAAGCGGTTTTGAATCTGAAGGCGCTAAATTAGAAACTAAAAAAGCAAAATCTTTAGACGACATTAAAGACGCTGTGAACTTAAATGTGAAACCTAACTACGAGCATAATGTAGCGATTGTGTCTCAAACGATGTTTGCGAAATTAGACAAAATGAAAGACAAATTAGGTAACTACTTAATCCAACCTGACGTTAAAGAGAAAACGCAACAACGCTTATTAGGCGCTAAAGTGGAAATCTTACCTGATGAAATGCTCGGTGAAAAAGGCGCTAACAAATTAATCATTGGTAACTTAAAAGACGCTATCGTGTTATTTGACCGTTCGCAATACCAAGCGTCATGGACAGACTACATGCATTTTGGTGAGTGTTTAATGGTTGCAGTACGTCAAGATTGCCGAATCTTAGACCATAAATCAGCTATTGTTATCGAATATGATGATAGCCAACTGCCAGAAGAAGACCATATGGAAACACTATAGAGGTGATTGAAAGTGGCAAAATATAAAGTGAAAACGGCTTATATTGATAAAGAGTTACAAAAGGTGTTAAGAGTGGGCGATGAAGTCGATATGACGGTAAAACGTGCCAACGAAGTTAATAAAAACGGAACGCCACAAAACGGTATTTTAGAACGTATTGATGTTAAGTAGGTGATAGCAGTGAGTGATTTACAGCTATTAAAAAAACATTGCAAAATAGACCATAGTTCAGAAGACGATTTACTGGAAATGTATTACGAATGGGCAAAAGAAGATATAGCGAGTGCGGTGACTGACGATATGGCTTGGTTAGAGAAGCAAAGATTATTTAAAACTGCAGTATACCCACTCACTGCTTATTACTTTGAAAATCGTTTAGCATTTAACGAAAGGAATTTGAGTTATGCACCTCACATGGTATTAAGTGTTGTGCATAAGTTACGGTCAGCGTATGAAATTCAATTCGAATAGATTAAACGAACGGGTCACTTTTTGCCACGATACCAGTAAATCAATCAATGGGCTTCCACAAAAGCCGATTACAGAGGAGTTATATAGTTGCTATGCATGCATTCAGGATGCTAAAGAATCAGATATGCAAACAAGTCTAACCACAAGTTCACAATTGATTAAAACAATCATCATACGTGATCCAAGAGGAGACTATAAACCTAACAATAAGCATTATGTAATACATGAAGGTGATAAATACCAAATTAAATACGTCAAAAAAGACTATGAAGATAAGTCTTATGTGCGTGTTTATTGCGAGGTGGTTTTCTAATGGGTGCGAAGATTAAAAAAAACAATATAGAACAAAGTTTGGTTAGAAAGCAAATAGAATTCAAAGCGTCACAGAATCGTGTATTAAAAGCTGGCGCAATGGAGCTTACACCTTTATTGAAACGTAATACGCCTGTCAGTGAGAACAAAAGACATGCTAAGGATAATATAGCAGTCTCGAATATTAGAACTGACCGTGATTCAAGTGAAAAGTATGTCCTTATTGGATATACAAAAGGCTATTCACACCGGATACATGCAACGGAATTCGGCACTATGTATCAACGTCCACAATTGTGGATTACTAAAACAGAGAAGAGCGGTAGTAAGCTAGTATATAAGGCAATGCTAACCGCTATGAGAAGGGTGATGAAATGAATGTAACAGATGTGATTTACAAGCAACTCATCGCCGACAAACGTATTACGGTTGAGGATAACGTATTTAAATATGTGGTTCCTGAGAATTTTCACGAATCAACAAATCAACCAATCGTAAGGATTACCCCGTTACCGTATAACCCTGATGAGTATGCGGATAATGAGGAATTCGCAAGAGAATTCGATTTCCAAATTGATATTTGGTGGTCATCTGACGAACCACATGAGCAAGCAGAAGCAATTGTGGAGAATCTAAAACAATTAAATTTTAAATCATATTACAGAGAACCGATGTACGAAGTTGAGACTCTAACTTTTAGAGAAATCATACGTGCGTCAGGTTCTCTATTATTTTAGGAGGATTATAAATGGAAAAATTAAAGTTGAATTTGCAGCACTTTGCAGAAACTAAAGGTGTTTCGGGCATTGCCATCGGTGTTACTAATTTCTACTGGGCGCCGATTAAAACAGATGACGGAGAAAAATTTGAAGTAGAAAGTGGACACCGTACACGATTTTTAAAAGAAATCGAAGTTGACCGTCCACAAGAAGTTGAAGAAGAATATGGTGACAACATGGTAGCTGCGACAGCAGTATCGAATGGTAAGTTATCCGTTAAAACAACATTTGTATCAATTCCTGCAGAACAAAAGGCATTCTTAGCAGGTGCCAAAAAAGGTAAAAACGGTTTTAAATATGGTGCCAATGACATTCCGCCAGATGTAGCTGTTGTATTTGAACGTACAAACCACGATGGTTCATCTGAATGGGTAGGCTTATTCAAAGGTAAATTCACGCGCCCTAATTTATCAGGACAAACGAAACAAGATAAAGTTGAATTCCAAAACGACGAAGTAGAAGGTTCGTTCGTAGACCGTTTATACGATGAGTCATCACATGTAACTGGCTTCGACAAAAAAGGCGCTAATGCAGGACGTGATTATGTATTTACTGAAACTTTCGGTAAAACTTTTGACGAGTTCATTGAAGATCTTGACCAAGAATTCAAGATGGAAGAGGATAAAAAAACGATGCCGGGAAAGACGAGTGAGGAAGAGGTAACGCGTGTATCTCTTTCTAAAGAATCTACTACGATTAAGCAAGGACAGACAGAACAGTTAGTGGCAACAACTGAGCCAATTGGACAACCAGTAACGTATGAAGTCACTGAAGGTGATGAATATATTAGTGTAAGTCCTGAAGGATTAGTGACTGCAAATAAAGTCGGTAGAGGTGTTGTAACCGCTACTTCTGGCGACCAATCAGACACAATTAATGTAGAAGTAACAAGTAATTTCGAAATGTAATTTAAGAGGGGTAATTAACCCCTCTTTTATTTTTGCGCAAAAATAAAAAAATGAAAGTAGGAATTTAAAAATGGCAAGAACTTCAATCGAACTAATTACAGGTTATACAAAGGCGGGTAAGCCACAGACTAAAAAGTATTTAGCTAAACCGAGTTTGTCACTATTTGACACTATTCAAGGTTCAAAATTATCAACACGCTTAACTAAAGTATTCAAACAACCAGACTTTGAAGAATTATCACAAGAAGAATTCGAGAATTTAAGTGAAACTGAACAAAAAGAGTACCAAGCTAAGATTGAAGAATACCAAGAACAAGTAGCTCAGCAATTTGATGTACTAGATGAGGTAACGACATTTGTTGCTGAAGGATTCGATAATCAATTTACATCTGAAGAATTACAAAAAGGTATTCCAGCAGGACCAGAAGGACTGAACACTTTAGTAACAGTGCTAGAAAAGCTCATCGCAGGAGATGTGGACGACACAAAAAAGTTCGTGACCGAGCAGAAGAAATAAATCCTGAGGACTTAACACCTGAAGGTAGATACAACAACTATATGAAAGTTGCGAAGCAGTTAATTGATGAAGGCATGGATCCTGAAAAAGTGGCGAACATGCCAATTCATTTCTTTTTAGAGATTGTGAATTCAAGAGTCGAACACAAAAAGAAAGCAACTAGCTTTGCGCAAGTGTTCGGCTAATTTTTGAGGAAAGGAGGAAACTAGATGGTAAATCCTATTGGTAATATGGTCATAAAAGTTGATTTAGACGGTTCGGGCTTTAATCGTGGTATTACTGGATTAAATCGTCAAATGCGCATGGTATCTCGAGAGATGAGTGCTAACCTTTCTAAATTTGGGCGTTATGATCAATCACTTGAAAAGTCTAAAGTGAAAGTTGACGGATTAACGAAACGCCAACAAATTCAAGCTCAAAAAGTCAGAGAATTGAAAAATAATTATGACCAATTATCGAGAGAAACGGGAGAAAACAGTGCTAAAACACAAGCGGCAGCTGCTAAATACAACCAAGCTTACGCAGAGTTAAATAAATATGAACGTGAACTTAATGAAGCAACAGCTGAAATGAAAGCGTTGGAACGTCAGCAACAAGTGTTGAATACTACAATGGGGAAAATTGGTAATAAGTTTAGTGAATTAGGACCAAGATTACAAGAAATTGGCGGGAAAATGCAGTCTGTTGGTCGTAACATGAGTATGTATGTAAGCGCGCCGATAGTTGCAGGGTTTGGTGCGGCAGTTAAAAAGAGTATAGACTTCGATGATTCTATGCGTAAAGTTAAAGCAACTTCAGGTGCTACGGGTAGTGAATTCCAACAATTACGTGATAAAGCAATTGAGATGGGTGCTAAAACCAAATTTAGTGCCAGTGAATCCGCCGATGCATTAAACTACATGGCGCTTGCCGGTTGGGATACTAAAGATATGCTTGGCGGTATTGATGGTGTCATGCAGTTAGCGGCTGCATCGGGTGAAGACTTAGGACAAGTAAGTGATATTGTAACGGATAGTTTAACTGCATTTGGAATGAAAGCGAAAGATAGCGGACACTTTGCTGATGTACTAGCACAGACGAGCTCTAAAGCTAATACTGATGTACGTGGTTTAGGTGAAGCATTTAAATATGCCGCACCAGTTGCCGGGGCGTTAGGATACACTGTAGAAGATACATCTATAGCAATTGGTTTGATGTCTAATGCGGGTATAAAAGGAGAAAAAGCAGGAACTGCACTACGTACAATGTTTACTAACTTATCAAAACCGACAGGTGACATGAAAAAGAAAATGGATGAGTTGGGTATATCTATTACTGATAGCAATGGAAACATGTTGCCTATGCGGGATGTTATGGATCAGTTACGTGGTAAATTTAAAGGTTTGTCAAAAGAACAACAAGCAAGTGCTGCTGCTACAATATTTGGTAAAGAGGCTATGAGTGGTGCATTAGCAATAATTAATGCATCTGATGAAGATTATCAAAAGTTAACTAAATCTATTGATGGTTCTAAAGGCGCAGCCAAGCGAATGTCAGATGAAATGGAAGGTGGAATCGGTGGTTCAATTCGCCAGATGAAATCTGCCATTGAATCCCTAGCAATTAGTATTGGCGATGTTATGGCCCCATACATTAAAAAGTTAGCAGAATGGCTCTCTCATGCTGCAAATAAATTAAATGAAATACCTAAAGGTGCGCAAAAAATAGTTGTTGGTCTAGGTTTACTAGCAGCTGCAATAGGCCCATTACTTGTAACATTAGGCGTAATGGTATCTACAATAGGGAGTGCAATGACTGTTATAGGGCCTTTGATGACGAGCATTAAAACGTTAAGCTTTATTACTAAAGGTTGGGCATTGGCTACTGGCTTTTTAAACACTATTTTAGGTGTAGCGAGAGGTCAAATCGCATTACAAACAGTCTTAACTGGTAAATATTCTTTAGTGACTAAAACTGCTGCACTTGTAACACGTGGTTTAGGTTTAGCAATACGATTTATGACTGGTCCAATAGGACTCGTAATCACTGCAGTAGGATTATTGGTTGCTGCAATCATTCATTTATGGAGGAACAATGAGACATTCCGTAATAATGTTATAAAATTATGGAATGGAATCAAGAATGCGTTATCAGTGATTTGGAATAGCATTAAATCATTTGGTATTGCCGTATGGAATGGCTTGAAAAATGGTGTAATGTTTATCATTCAGAATTGGTGGGTGTTAATGAAAGCCTACTTCAATATGTGGAAGGTTGTAATTACTACCATTTTTAATGCCATAAAAAATACGGTAATAGGCGTTTGGAAAGTTATTAAATCCAGTGTGTTATTTATTGTGAATGCTTTAAAAACTGGCGTGACAGCTATATTTAACTCTTTATTATTAGTACTTCGAAAAATCTTGTCTTTATATAAACAAGCGTTTTTAAAGGTTTGGAATGCTATCAAGTTTGTGGTGACCACAATTACTAAATCCATAGCGAATACAGTTAGGAATAACTGGAATAATATTAAAAATTTCACAATATTCATATTTAAATCTGTCAAATCGTTCATAACAAATATTTGGAGTTCTATTAAATCTACTATATATAGATTTGCAAATAGTGCGTATCAATTAGTGAAAAAGATTTGGAATTCTCTCAGTCGTTCTACACGCAATATCTTTTCAAATTTAAGAGCTTGGATCACTAACACTTGGTCGAAAATCAAAAATAGCGTTACTCGATTTGCTCGGCTGTTATGGGACGGTGTGCGCAATACGTGGAATAATTTAAGTACTGGCACACGTAATATTTTCAGTAGAGTTAAAACTACTATTGTAAATATATGGAATTCAATTAAACGTTCAGTCACAGGAATAGCTAGTGCATTGTGGCGTTCAGTCCGTAATACGTTTAATAACATGAAAAACGGGCTTGCGAATATTATTGGTAAAATCAAAAATCATATCGGTGGAATGGTTAGCGCCATTAAGAAAGGTTTGAATGGATTAATTGACGGTTTAAACTGGGTAGGTTCTAAATTAAGCTTGCCTAAAATACCTAAATTATCTACAGGGACGCAACGTATAAACCGACATATACGCACTACATCTGATGGTCGATTAAAACACGGCACTATGGCAGTTGTGGGAGATAAAGGTCCTGGTAACGGCAGAGGTATTGATGGTCGTCGAGAATTAATTCAATACCCTAACGGACGTACTGCTTTAACTCCTGCGAAAGATACGACCACATTCTTGCCTAAAGGGTCACGTGTGATTAGTGGCGGAATGCGACAAAGCTTAGAAGAAGCAGAAGGTGCAGGAATGTATCCACGATTTAGTGTTGGTACGTGGTTTGGCAATGCTAAAGATTGGATTGGCGATAAAATGCAAGGCGTCGGTCGTGCCTTAGGCAATAGTGCTAAATGGCTTTCAGATAAGGTTGGGGACGTTATGGATTATATGGATAATCCAGGTAAACTATTCAACAAAGTAATGTCGCTTATGGGCGTAAACTTTTCTTCATTAACAAAAGGTATGGGTATCGTTGGAGAAATTACTCGCGCTGCTTTTAAGAAGATAAAAAAAGGTGCGATTGATTGGATAACTAATGGTTTTGAAGCACAAGCAGGAGACGGTTCTGTATTTGACGGATTTAAAATACTACAACGTTATTCTGCACCTCCATATCCACCAAATCCTAATTATCCATTTAACGGTGGTGTGCATCACGGTATCGACTACGACACCCCAGTTGGCACACCTATTCGTACGCCTATGGGTGGACGTGTTAGAAGTTGGTACGATAATTATGGTGGTGGTAAAGCCATAACAGTACAACAAGGTAAGACATTCTTATGGTTTATGCATTTAAGCCAACAATTACGTAAAACTGGTGAACAAATTAAGGCCGGACAACTTATTGGTAAATCAGGTAATACAGGTTCTATGACAAATTACCGTCATTTACACTTCCAAGTTAACCAAGGTGGAGAAGCAAACCGTTATTCTGTAGAACCTCAAAGATGGTTACGTAAAAATGACAAAACAGGTGGCGGTAAAGGTTACCCTTCAGGTAGTGGTGCAGCATACGCAAGTCGAGTAATTAGACAAGCACAAAATATATTGGGTGGTCGTTACAAATCTAACTACATTCATGATGCAATGATGAGACTGGCTAAACGTGAATCTAATTACCAACCGAATGCGGTTAATAATTGGGATATAAATGCTCAACGTGGCACACCTTCAAAAGGTTTATTCCAAATGATTCACCCGACGTTTATGTCTAATGCTAAATCGGGTTATACAAACTTTAATAATCCGTTACATCAAGGTATATCTGCTTTGCGATATATTGTTAGAACATATGGGTGGGGTGGCTTTAATCGAGCTGCAGCTTATGCATATAAAACTGGTGGTCTCGTCCACAATGGTTTATATCACTTAGGAGAAGATGGTTATCCTGAATGGGTAATTCCTACAGACCCTAGCCGTGCAGATGACGCAGCTAAATTACTTGCATTGGCTAGTAATGATATTAGTAAGAATAAACGACCTAAACACTTTAGTAATAATAGTGTAGGTAGCAACGGCGATAGTAATTTAGAGAAAAAGTTAGACACTATGATTGGTTTATTAATTAAACTAGTTGGATCTAACGAAGAAATCGCAAATAAAGATTACAACCCTATTGTCGACATCTTAGGCATGGGAGAATTTGTAGACAGAACTGTTGATAAGCGTGAACGTGACACATCACGTAAACAAAGATTTAACGCAGGAGGTGTGTTTGCTTAATGAACGATACAATAATAGTTAATGATAAAACACTTCCGTGGCTTTTTGTTCAAAGAGGGTTTAAAATACCCTCTTTTAATTTTGCCGTTAAAACGGAAAAAGTAGAAGGTAGGCCGGGTAGCATTTATCAAGGTAGAAGTTTAGATGAACTTCAGTTCGAGTTACCACTAGTTATTAGTAATGACCACTTAGCGCATAGTGGAATTAAATCACATGATGACATATTGAATGAGTTGGTTAAATTCTTTAACTACGACAATCAAGTTAAACTTCAATTTAAATCAAAACAATGGTACTGGAACGCATATTTTGAAGGGCCAATCGAATTACTGAGTAAAACTGAAAACAACATTAACATCTTCAATATAAAAGTTGTTATAACAGACCCTTACAAGTATTCGGCTAAAGGCAGTAAGAATACTGCAATTAGTGATTCAGTAAGTGTGGTTAATACAGGTACGGCAGACACACCAATATTAGTTGAAGCAAGGGCGTTAAAAAATTCCAATTATTTTATGATCACTAAAAAAGATGAAGATTACTTTATGATTGGTGATGATGATGTGGATAAAAAAGTTAAAGATTACTCTCCTTTAATTCTAGGGGATGAGTTACGTACATTGAGTGGTTGGAATAAGCAATCTTCTAATAATATTAATGATAACTACACTGGGGGTACTGTTGGCGGTACCTTTGGACAATCCACAAGTAAAGAAAGTGTTTATTTAAACACTGAAAGTATTAATGGCGAGGGCTGGCAAGGTGCAATGTATAAACGTAGTTTTAGTAAGCAAATCAACAATTTCAGTGCTACATTTAAAATTGCAGTGAATCAAAAACGTAAAGGCGCAAATAGAACAGCACAATATTTGTATGATACAGATGGTCGTGTGATTGCATCAATTGGATATACTAATCCTAATGCAAATCAAGCAATTGGGCGTATTATAATTTGCCTATACAATCAGAGTGGCGAACCTAAAAAGATTTACGATTATAAAAACAATCCAACGATTTACGGTATGGACGAATTTGTTGTATACATGCGCTTAACACGTATTGGCAAGGAATTTACTATTAAGACTTGGAAGTATAGAGAAATACCCTATCCGTTACGTAAGATTGCGTTTGATACACATGAAGTTACGTTTACCGATAAAGGTGACTTCTATAAGCGCCCAATAAGTGCAGTTTCAATTTATTCTGCTAAAAATGGGACAAATAACTTTATGCCAGTGTATTTATTAGGTACTTACATTCGTGAATTATTAGAAAAACCAGTTGGAGAAAACGATATGATCATAAAAAGTGGGGATGATATTGTGGTAGATATGACGAATAATGTGGTGATGGTTAATGACGAGCCATTCACTCACGAGAAAACATTTGGTAGTGATTATTTCAATGTAGAAACCGGTCATACCGAATTGATGATTCATCCGCCTAATACCTTTGATACAACAATAAAATGGCAAGATAGGTGGTATTAAAATGCTACATGTACTTGATTTTGAAGGTAATATCATAGATTTTATCAGTAAAAATGATAAAGCGCTTATTGATATTAAACATGAGCGCAACATTAAAGATTATACTGAAATACTAGACATTACGATTTTAGCAAGCAGGGCGGTAAAGTTTAAAGAACGTAACAGAGTGATTTTCTTAGATAGTCGAAATGAACTGCGTGAATTTATTATCAATCGTATAGAACAAGACAGTACAAGTAAATATTCATTAATCGAATGTAATGCATCATATTTAGAAGATATTGCAACAGCCGTACCATATCCTCCTCAAAAGTTTGAAAAGTTTACGACTACACAAGCACTTAGCGATGTGTTAAAAGATACGGGTTGGAAAGTAAGTGACGATACTGAATATAACGGCACACGTACAACGTCATGGACAAGCTATCAATCAAGATTTGATGTGCTTAAACAACTGACTACCACATACAAAATGGTTATAGATTTCCACATTGATTTGGATAGTCGTAAAGTCAAATCACGTTACGTAAGTCTGAAAGAACCAAAACCTTTATTTAAAGGGAAAGAAATTGTGCGTGGCAAAGATTTATTGGGATTAAAGCGTACAGTAGATGTATCTGAAGTACGTACTGCACTGATTTGTTTGGGCCCTGAAAAAGAAAATGGCGAACGTATTAAGTTAATTGTGCAAGACGATGAAGCACAAAAACAATTTGGATTACCCACACGTTATATTTGGGATATATACGAACCTGAAACTGAAGATGAGAACATGACCGAACAACGCTTACGCACTTTAGGTAATACTCAACTTAACAAAGTAAAAAACGCTGCAGTAAGTTATGAAGTGACGTCTTTAGATATTAAAAAAGCGTATCCACATGAAATCATCCGTTTAGGCGACATCGTGCGTGTGAAAGACAGAGACTTTACCCCTGCATTATATGTAGAAGGTGAAGTTATATCTGAAACGTATTATGCGCTAGATAACAAGAGTGAATATACATTCGGAAATTATATTGAATATAAAGAGTCTGATCTACGTGCAGAATTTGCTAAAAAACTTGATGCAATTCGACAAAAGTTAAATGATGGATTAACCAATGTTAATACTATCGTTGCTGATGTAGTTGAGGGTAAGCTTGAATATTTTGAACGCAAGATATTAAAGGGGAGTGAACCGCCTGAAAACCCAGTTAACGATATGTTGTGGCTAGACACAAGCAATCCTGATGTTGCAGTATTAAGACGTTATTGGGAGGGGCAATGGATTAATGCGACGGCAGAGAAAGCTGAAGATATAGGTGCGATAACACGCGAAAAAGCACTGTATAGCGAATTAACTAATACCTTTGTTAACCTCTCCATTCAACACAGTAAATTATTGAATGAAATGCATGACGTTATGAATAGTGAGTATTTAGTGGACTTTGATTTGAAAGATGAGTTAAATACCAAACTTGATGCGACAGTCTCTATTTTTAATAACATCAAAAGTAATCTTGAAAGCATGACTGATGAAACTGCTACTATAGGTAAGTTAATCGATACGCAAACGTTATTTTTAAATTATCGAACGGCAATGCAGAATCTATACAATGTGATTGAACGTGCGAAAGTAGCGATTGATGAACGATTTAAATTGTTACAGTCACAGTATACTGAAGAAAAATTTAGAGACGCATTGCAAGAAATTGCAGATAAATTCGGCCTACAAGTAAATAGTGAGAATCAACTTGTAGGTGAACCAAATGTAGTTGAAAAAGCCGTTATTGCAGCACGTGAAGATACTAAAGAACAGCTAAGGGATTATGTTAAATCAGTCGATTATCAAACCAATCAACAAGGTTTAATTGAGCGGATGAATTCGGCAGACACAGAACGTAAGACACTAGCTAGTCAAATTAGCGATAAAGTAACTAAATCAGAATATCAAAGTGGACTGGATAATATTAAAATTGGTGGCGTAAACTTATTTCAATCATATGACAGTGCAACACATGGTAATAGTGTGCATCCATCTATTACGTCCACGCAATCATTTAGAGGCAAGTATTGGGCGACAACGTTATACAGTGCAGATTATCTAAAAAAAGTGTTAGTACCCGGTGAAGAATACACGTATTCTTATGAGTTAGAAATTGTCGGTTTATCAGAAAAAGAAGTAGCGATGTCTAAAAATCATGGGATTATTTTTTACAGCGCTTCTAATTCAAAAGAAAGGATTACTAGTAGTTATAAACAAATTGAAAGAATAATAGGTAATAAATTTAAAGTTACTCAAACGTTTGTTGCACCTGAAATCACTGATCATAAATTTTTGGCATACTCAGGCTTTTACTCAGACGATGGGACAGTTAAATATCCTGTAAGTTCAAACTTAGTAGATTTCCGAAACATAAAACTAGAAAAAGGTAATAAGGCTACAGACTATACGGAAGCGTCATCTGATGTGACACGTAGTACTGACAAAAAGTTGTCCGTTGCAAAGACTGAAATCTTACAAGACGGCGAACAAATATCGCAACGTGTATCACGTGAGGTGTTTAACGCAAGTAGTCAAACCTTAAATCGTGTTGTATCAGAATTTGTAAATAATACATCTCACGGTATGACATTTAGATATGATGAAAACGGTAATATTCAATCACATTCGATAGGACCACAAGGCGTCAAAATTAAAGGCGATAAAGTCGATATAAAATTGAACAAAGAATTTAATCTGCTTGTGGGTGATGTTAGTAAAAAAGCTGATGAAACAAATATTATCAATAAAATTAATTTGTCTCGTGAAGGGTTAGACATCAATGTAAATAATATCGGCTTACGCGGTGGTGATTCTGTCAATTACCTTGAAATTAAAAATAATAGCGTATTGTCACGTGGTAGGTTCACGCGTACATGGGCTAACAATACTGATACTGCTAATTTAACGTTAGGTATCAGAAATGGTTATCTATTAGTATCTAACGAAGACAACGGCTACAACCTTTATATGACTGAAAAAGGTTTATCCACAATGATGAATGCTGCAAGTGGTGAAACTGCAGGTACTCTAGAATTCCATTATCAAGGTTATAACGAGAATTCACGTGGTGTGCGCCTACATTCCACATATGGAGCGGTTGCTTTAGAATCAGATCAGTCGCGTATATACACTGTAGCAAACTTAACTAACAACATTGAATCAAGACAATACGGTGTATACATCAGACCATTTAAAGACACACGTGCCGGTTTGAATGAGTTTTATTTCTATGTTAAAGATAACGACAGTGTAAGTGATACTGACGGCGTTATTCTCTACGGAAACATAAGTGATGAAAGAGGAGAACATGGTTCAGGTATCCGTTTTAGCAAATCACGTGCTGATAATATTGTTTATATAACGAATCGTAATGGGGATATTGGCACAGGGGATATTTCAGTGCGTATGGCAGAAGTGCGTGAACATATCCGAACGCAAGGCATGTTAGAAATTAGACAATGGAATGATGCAAGGGCATATAACCAAATTAAAGTTGGTGCAGTCAATACGACAAATAGTGTAGTTATGGCAAGTCACAGTGGTGGTAACGCTTATTATGGTGTAGGTACACAAGAAATGAGGGTTACTGATAACAACGGATATAATGGAGGCAACACAAGGTATAAAAGTGTTCGTGCTGACACATTTTATGGTAAGACTGCCTCAAATTCTTCCGAAAAATATAAAACCAACATAACAAAATGGGAGATAGATGCGACGCAGTTAATAAAAGACACTGTGTTTTATGAATATAACTATAAATCCGACTTACAAAATGGTAATGAACAAAAAAGTCACGGAATTATTATAGAAAGAGAAATGCCTAAATTTATTACTAGAGATAATGATTCTATCGACTTGTATGAATTTATTTCAACTATAGGTAAAGCACTACAAGAGCAAATAAAACGTAGTGATGAACTAGAATTTAAATACGAAAATATTATGAGAGTATTGGAGGAATATACTAATGAATCAAATTAATGTTTTAGGTGATGTAACTTACAATTTTAAACTCGCTAACAAAAAGGTCGAATATGGCATAAATGAATATGATAATCAAATTTTTCAAAAAGAACAGTTTTCTGATTACTTCGTACCAACAAAATTATTTAAAGAAATTAATGAAACTAGTAATAAAGAGGTTGAAATTCTTAACGTGGTTCAGTTAAGTGACGAAGAAATCTATCAAGTGACTTTCTTTAATCTGTTATTGCAAGAGAAAGTAAAATACATTTATAGAGAAGAAATTGAAGAAGGTGTAAGATATGGTACACTTTTTCAAATTCTTGATTAATGAGGAGGCATTAAAAAATGAACGAACAAGTTAATCCGAAACTGGTTATTGATAACTTAGCAACTTCAAATTCAGAATTACAAAAAGAAAACGCAATTTTGCGGGCATTAATTACACAATTACAAAACAAGGATAATGAAACGTCTGATGATGAATAATCGTTAGGCGTTTTTATTATAAATAATTTTATTGGAGGAATTAGAAATGGAAAACAAAGTAACAGAGTATTATTTAGTAGAAGTGGACAAAAGAGGAGAAGAAAGTTGTTTAATGCAGAACTATTCAAACAGTTTTGTGTGTGGTGCTTCACCCGCTAATGCATATAAGTTTACTGATGAAGAACAAGTCAAACAGGTATGTGCAATGCAGAATATATTAGCAGGCATCTTTAAAAACGGATCAAAGACATACTATGTGAAACAAGATATTACTCGTAGCTCGTTTGATGAGAAAGGTGCGCCATATGTAAAAGAAAGAGAAGATGAACCCGATTCATTAGGGGTTTAGTAAAAAGTAGGTGTATTTAAATGGAGTCTTATCAAAGAGAGACAGAACGTAGACTTTCTCGTTTAGAAGAAAATGATGATAAAATTTTTGACTCCTTAGATGAAATCAAGAATACACAGCATAGTCAAAATCTTATCAACCAAAAAATGGATTTTACTTTAGATTCTATTAATAGAGAAAGAGAAATTGATAAAGAAAATAAAGAAACAAATAAAAAGAATATACGGGAAATGAAAATGTATGTAATTGGCTTGGTGGGGACTATTGTAGGTTCATTAATCATCGCAATTTTGCGTACATTTTTTGGAATTTAAGGAGGTGATTGGCATGTTATTTGGATACAGTTTCTGGTCATGTTTCTGGTTTGGCAAATGCAAATAAATAATGAACGTCGGCACTTCGGTGTCGGCTTTTTAATTCAAGGAGATGAATTGAATGGATATAAATTGGAAATTACGGTTTCAAAACAAAGCGGTGCTTACTGGCTTGGTAGGTGCTGTTTTATTGTTTGTAAAACAAGTCACAGAGTTATTCGGAATAGATTTATCCACACAATTAGAGCAAGTGAGCGGCATTGTAGGTGCAATCTTAACATTACTAGCAGGATTAGGCGTTATTACTGACCCAACAACTAAAGGCGTATCCGATACGGGTATTGTACAGACTTACCAACAACCACGTGACAGTACCAATCCTGATGAATTTGTGGAATGGCAAGGGGTTAATTCAGAGATAACGCCTGATAAATCAGAAAAGGAGCTTGTTACATTCGACACATCACTGCCATTCACTGACGATAGCGACAATGTCAAGTATGATGTGAATGAATATGAAAGTGAGGTTAATAGTCATGACAGCGAAACTCACTAAGCAAGAATTTGTTAATTGGCTTAAACAATCTGAAGGCAAACAGTACGACATGGACGGGTGGTACGGATTCCAATGTTTCGACTATGCCAATGCAGGGTGGCAACAATTATTTGGTT